GTAGCTGCAATCGCAAATGGAGATAGAGATATAACAGATTACTATAAGTTAAATACAGGTCAAAGACCAACATTTTATGATTATTCGTTTATTGAGAGAAATAAAGAATTTTCTGCTCCTGAGAAAAAATTAAAAATTGTATTCAAAAACTTCTTTGTTGAAGAATCAGACACAGGAGATTTTTATAACGCATCCAGCTATCCAGCTGAGACTGAGCCTTTGATTCCAACTGATCCTAGTTATAGACAATTAGTAACAGATTTAATCGATTTGAGACCAAGAGTTGTAAATTATGATCCATCTAATAGTTCATCATCTCCATTCACACATAATTCTAGACAATTTACAACTACAGGCGATGGTTCTTTAAATCCATTAGTATCTGAGGAAAATTTAATTGTCAATTATAATTATTATCTTGGAAGAAAAGATAGATTATTTATTGATAAAACTGGTGATTTTGTATATCTTCAAGGTGTTCCTTCAGAAGAACCACAAGAACCTCAAGCGATTGGTGATGCAATGGAAGTTGCAAAGTTTGTATATACACCATTTCTAACTAATGTATCACAAGCTCATTTCATAAGAACGAAACATAAACGTTTCACTATGGCTGATATTGGAAGATTAGAAAAAAGATTAGAGAATGTAGAGTATTATACAAGACTATCTATGCTTGAACTTGAAACTAGCACTCTTAATATTACAGATGCAAATGGTCTAAGTAGATTTAAGTGTGGTTTCTTTGTTGATAACTTTAAAAAACATTCTGCTCATCAAATAGGACACCCCGATTTTAGTGCGAGTACAGATGCTAAAAATGGTTATCTAAGACCTGGCCATTTTACAACTTGTCTTGATCTAGTCCCTGCATCTAAATCTAAATTTGGATTAGATGGTGTTGCAAAAGATCCTAATGTGGATTTATTATATGCAAATGACATATCAGGAACTGGCATTAGAAAAACAAGAAATACAATAACTCTTGATTATACAGAAGTTGTAATGTTAGAACAAATATATTCATCACGAATAGAGAATGTCAACCCATTCTTAATCGCATATTATGATGGAGATATGAAACTATTTCCAGACTCTGATACTTGGATGGACACCAAGAAGATAGATGCTGCAGTTATGTTCGATACAAGCCAATATGAACTAGCACTTTTAAAACATGGTATTGATGCTGAAACAGGTTACAGTGAAGTAGACTGGGGTGCTTGGCAAACTGACTGGGTTGGTGAAAAAGTAACTGGTGGTTGGGTTGAAACTATTGCAGAACAAAAGTTTAGTAAAGTTTCTCCAGACTCAGTAGCAATCGAAGGTGCAAAATTAAACCTTCAACATATTCCAAACTACGGAAAGGTTGTAGAACTTAATGGAAAATGGGTTCCAAAAGGTGCTGGTATAATTACAGATGCAACTCTAACAACAAAACAAAAATATGAAGATATTGAGGTTACAACTGAACAATCAAGAGAGGGTATTCAGTATCAAATCAGTTCAACAACCACAGAAGAAGTTATTGGTGAAAAGATAGTTAGTGCTGATAAAGTACCTTTCATGAGAAAGAGACAAATTGAAGTTGATGCGACTACATTAAAACCAAGAACTCGTTTCTATCCATATTTTGATGGTCAATCAATGAGTGAATTCTGTTCACCAAAATTGATTGAAATTAGTATGGTGAGTGGAGTTTTTGAAGTTGGTGAAACTGTTGAAGGATCTCTCGATTTTGGTCAAATTGATCCAGAAACAGGAGGAACATTTCATCCATTGTTCAAAGAAGGTGCTGTAGATGAAATTGTGTTTAGATTAGCTTCTCCGAATCATAGAGAAGGGCCTTATAACGCTCCAACAAGAGTTTATCAAACAAATCCATATCAGACTGGTGTTGCTATTCCTGCTGCATACTCATCATCTTCAACTTTACTTAACATTGATACATTTTCTCTCGTGAACATGGTTGATGATGAATTTATGGGAAGAGTCAAAAAAGGAATGAAATTAGTTGGAAGAACAAGTGGTGCTGAAGCTATTGTTCAAGAAATAAAGTATGTTACAGATGCTCTTGGATCTCTAAAACTTGTTTTAGGTATTCCTGATCCTAAATTTACGAGTGTTCCTAAATTTGAATCTGGAATAAAAACTTTTAGATTAACAACTAGTTCAACAAACTCTCAAGTTCAAGGTGTTGTTAAGAGTCATGCAGAGGCAAACTTCTATGCACAAGGAACATTAAATACAGTTCAAGAAACTGTGTTAAGTACAAAAGTTCCTCAAGTTAAGAAACTTACACTTCAAGATCAAAGAGTTCTAAATGAAACCATATCTAGAAAAGTAGGCCCAGAAGAGAAAGAATTAACAGGTATTCAATATTACGATCCACTTGCACAAACATTTAGAGTTGATGATACATCTGGTGTTTACTTAACATCTGTAACTGTATTCTTCAGAGATAAAGATGATACTATCCCAGTCACAATTCAATTGAGAACAGTTCAAACTGGTCTTCCAACATCTAAGATTTTACCATTTAGTGTTGTTTCTAAAGATCCTAATGAAGTTAATACCTCAGAAGATGGAACTGTAGGAACTACATTTACATTTGACTCACCTGTTTATGTTGAGGGAGAACAAGAATATGCAATCGTGCTTGTTACACCATCTGAAAACTATACTGCTTGGATTTCAAGAATGGGTGAGGTAGATATTTCAACTGCTAATTTACCAGATAGTGAACAGGTACGAATCAGTCAACAACCATACTTAGGATCTTTATTTAAATCTCAAAATGGTACAACTTGGGATCCAAGTCAATTGGAAGATATGAAGTTTGTTCTTCGTAAGGCTAGGTTTAACACTGGATCTCCAGGCACTGCGAGATTCCTTAATCCAGGCATATCTGTTGCAAATGATTTAATTAAGAATCTGCCAAAAAATTCTGTAGAATTTCTATCGAGAAAAGCGACAATTGGAATTGGAACAACTTTACCAGTAGCAGATCAAAGTGATTTTACAAGTGGATTAAAACCTGGCGTAATCATAAAACAAGCTGGAAACGAAGGTGCTTCCGCAACATTATTAGGAGTTGCTGGTATTGCAACAATAAATGGATCTAATGATATTTCAATTATTAATGCTGGAGTTGGATTTACTCCGTCAGCTGGCACATTAACATATTCTAGCATTCCAACAGTTACATTAACTGGATCAGGAAGTGGTGCTATCGCAGATGTAACTGTAATAAATGGTGTTGTAGGAGCTGTTACATTCACTAATGGTGGAAACAACTATGTTGTTGGTGATACTGTTGGACTTGGAACACTTGGTAAAGGAAACGGTAGTGGAGAAATTATTGCAATTGGTGTGGTTACAACTTCAAGCACTTTATTAGTTGATAATGTTCAAGGATCATTCAATATTGGTGTTGGAACAGTATTGTTTAATAATGGATCAGCTATACTTTCAATAGATGGTAAAACTGGAATCGGAACAACAGTTGATGGACAAATTGGAAGTGCTGCTACAGTGTCGTCATTTGACGTTGATCCTGTATTTGATGGATTACATTTCAAAGTTAATCATAGAGCTCACGCTATGCATAATGTAAGCAATCGTGTATCAATTAAAGGTATTCAACCAGATACTCCAATTACTACATTGACCGCAGATTATGCTCAATCATCTCTAGGAAATATATCGGTTGTTGACTCGTCAAGTTTTGAAACATTTGAAGGAGTTGGAGTTGGAACAACCAATTATGGATATGCAATGATTAATGATCTTGAAATTGTTGCATACACAGGTGTAACTAATGGACAAATTACTGGAATTACAACCAGAGGTATTGGCCCTCGCTCATTCATGATTGGTGGTGGTAGTGGACAAAATACACCCAAAAAGTCATATAATGTTGGAGCTCAAATTCAAAAATATGAGATAAATGGTATTAATTTGAGAAGAATTAATGCATTTCATAATTTAAATGATGTTGATACAACTAAACATCCAATTGGTTTAGATGAATACACAATTAAGGTTGATATGAGTGCTGATAAGGGATTAAATAATCAATCTCCAGGCGCAGATCGAACTGGTAGTGGTAGTCTTCCAGCTAAATTCTTTAACGTGACAAAAACAGATGGTGGAAGTGTAACAAGAATTACAAGAAACATACAGTATGAAACTTTGACACCTAATGTGTCAACTTCAACTCCACCAGGCACATCAGTTTCTGGAAAAATTAGAACAATTTCTGGATCTAGTATTGGTGGATCTGAAGAATCATTTACAGATCAAGGATTTGAAGATATAACTTTAAATGATATGAATCATTTTGATACTCCTCGTCTTATTGCATCTAATATTAACGCAGATGCTAACTTAACAGATATTATGCCAGCTGGAAAATCAATGGTGTTAGAGGTCATTTTGAATTCTGATAATGAGAATGTCTCACCAATGATTGATTGTGACAGAATATCAGCTGTTGTATCTTCAAATAGAATAAATGCTGGTGATTTTGTCAACGGACTAGGATCTACTGATACACGAGTACAAGAAAGCTTTATGAAGAGAACAAAACTCACTGGTCAAGATCCTAATGCCTCAGCCTACATTTCAAAGTTTGTTAAGTTACAAAATCCAGCAACTTCAATATTATTAGAGTTTTCAGCTTACAGAACAGAAGGATCTGAAATTAGAGCATTTTACAAAACAATGGAAGAGGGAGCTAATGAAGACACATTTAGTCGTGACTTTGAACCTTTCCCAGGCTTCTCAAATATTGATCAATTTGAAAAAGTGATAGATCCATCAAGAAATACTGGAGAACCAGATCATAATGTTCCTCCTAGTATTGGAGAGGAATTTAAAGAATATACTTTCAACTCAAGAGAGATTCCATCATTTACTAAATTCCAAATTAAAATTGTTATGGTTGGAAAAAATCAAGCAAAACCACCAAAGATTAAAGAACTTAGAGGAATCGCACTTGCATAATGGAGAATCACATACCAGTTGAGGGATCTCACGGACTTTATAGAGATTCAAATACATCAGCCATAATTAATAAAGATGTAAATGCTTATAAAGCATATCTTAAACGTAAGAAAGCGATGGAAACTAAAAATAATGAATTAGATCAAATGAAAGAGGATCTTAATAATGTGAAGGGTGAGTTGGGAGAAATTAAAGGTCTTTTATCTACTCTTGTTCAAAAACTAAATAATTAGAAAAATGGCACAACAGGTAATCACATTTGATCCAGATGTTGCCGTTCCAATGGGTGTAAATCTTACCATATTTTCTGGTGCTGATTTTAACACTACATTTACAGTAAAAACTTCTGCTGGTTCCAGTATAGATTTTTCTAACTATACAGGAAGAAGCAATATGAAGAAGTCTGCGATTGGAACTGCAAATACTTTCGGCGTGACTCTTGGTGACTCAAATGGAAGAGTGACTCTTTCAATGGGTTCAACCGTTACTAGAGGTTTATCTGAAGGTAGATATCTATATGATGTCAATGTAAGTTCTGGTTCTACTTTCTTTAAAATAGTAGAAGGTAACGTGCTTGTAAGAACAGGTATTTCAACTTAGAGGTGAAGAATGGCTCAACCAAGTTCCAGAGAAGGATTAATAGATTACGCAAAAAGACAGCTTGGATTTCCTGTCTTAGAGATTAACGTTGCAGATGAACAGTTTCAAGATCTGTTAGACGATGCTATTCAAATATATCAAGAGAGACATTATGATGGTATCGCAAGGATGTATTTGAAATATAAAATTACACAAGATGATATTGATAGGGGACAAGCAAGAGGAGGAGATTCAACTTTAGGAATTACAACAACAACTACAACATCAACAGTTGGATTATCAACAACTTTTAATATAGAAGAGAATAATAATTACATACAAATGCCTCCATCTGTGATCGGAGTTAATCAGATATTTAAAGTTAGATCTGATACTGTTTATGATGGTTTGTTCAACATTCGTTATCAGTTGTTTTTAAATGACTTATATGCATTTGGATCAATTGATCTTCTTCAATATGCGATGGTTCAAACTAAACTTGAGGACATTACTTTCTTATTGAATCCAGATGTAAGATATAGATTTAATATTCGTCAAGATCGTCTTTATATTGACGTTGATTGGGCACAAATAAACAAAGACGATTACTTTGTTATTGATTGTTTCCGAATCTTAGATCCAGATGATTTTACAAAAGTGTATAATGATCAGTTCTTAAAAAGATATTTTACAGCTTTGTGTAAAAGACAGTGGGGACAAAACTTGATCAAGTTTCAAGGAGTTCAGTTACCTGGCGGTATTCAATTAAATGGTCGTCAAATTTATGATGATGGTGTTGCAGAATTAGCAGAAATTAGATCTAAGATGGCAAGTGATTATGAAATGCCACCACTTGATATGATTGGATAATGTTAAATCCCTTTTTTCTACAGGGTTCTCAAGGAGAACAAGGTTTAGTACAAGACTTAATTAATGAACAATTAAGGATGTACGGGCTCGACTGTCATTATATTCCTCGTAAATTGATGACATCGAGAACAATCATGAAAGAGGTGGTTGAGTCTAGATTTGATCAAGCATTCCCTCTTGAAGCTTACTTGATGAATGTGGACGGATATGCTGGACAGGGTGATATACTTACAAAATTTGGTGTTCGAGTTACAACAGAAGCGACCTTTGTTATTTCTAGAGAAAGGTTTGAAGAATCTGTTGCACCATTTTTGGAACAACAAGAGGATGATTATGATATATCTAATCGTCCAAGAGAGGGTGATTTATTATTCTCTCCTTTAGGAAAAAAATTATTTGAAATCAAATACGTTGAATTTGAAAAACCAAATTATCAATTAAGAAAAAACTATACATATCAACTCACTTGTGAAGTATTTGAATATGAAGATGAGGTCATTGATACAAATGTAAATGTGATTGATGAGGTTGTTCAGACAGAAGGTTATTCTGCAAGATTAATTTTATCTGGAATTGGTAGTCTTGCAACTGCAAATACAACTCTTAACTTTGGTGCGGTTCAACAAATATTCTTACAGAACGATGGTTATGGATATGTCGCTGCACCAACTGTTTCAATTAGCACATCACCTGGCGTAGATGCAACTGCGGTTGCTATTATGACATCAAGATCTGGTATCGGAACTGCAAAATCTATTGACAGAATTCTTTTAATCAATCCTGGCAGTGGATATATCGGAATACCCACTGTGACCGTGCCAGGCGCTGGTATAGCGACTGCTGGCATCACTTCTCTAGGTTCTGTAGGTATCGTTACAATTACATCTGGTGGATCTGGTTATACAACAACACCAAATGTTGCGATTACTACCGCACCATCAGGAGGAACTGATGCAACTGCTGAGGCAGTCATGGTTGGTGGAACGATAAGATCAATTAGAATTAGTAATGCTGGTGCTGGATACACTGTCGCACCAACAATCACAATTGGTGCTGCAACGACAATTGGAAATGGTGATTATACATTTAATGAGGTAGTTCAAGTATCATCAGATTCTTCAAAGACTGCAAGAGTTAAAGTCTGGGATTCATCCTCTAGAACTCTTGATGTAAGTATTCTATCTAAGATGGAATTTAGAGTTGGTGAAAAAATTAAAGGTTTAGAATCTGGTGCAGAGTATGTTATATTATCAGTAAGTTACGATCAACCAAATGATTATCCAAATGATGAATATGCTGCAAATCAATACAATGATAATGCAAACTTTGAGAGTGAGGCAGATGCAATTTTAGACTTCTCTGAAGGTAATCCTTTCGGAACATTCTAAATAGTTAAAAAATAATGATATGTTAGGGACTTACTTCTATCATGAAATATTAAGAAAGACAGTTATCGGTTTCGGAACTCTCTTTAATAATATTAACATTCGACACAAGGATGCGAGTGGGACGACTTTTAGCACCTTGAAGGTGCCATTGGCTTACGGGCCAATGCAGAAATTTTTGGCGAGAATTCAACAACAACCAGAGTTGGAAAGAGAGACTGCGATAACTCTGCCTAGATTGTCTTTTGAGATGGGAGGGATACAATATGATCCGACTCGTAAGACTGGAATTGCACAAACATTTCTTACACGAAATGGAACAAACGCAAAGAAAGTTTATATGCCTGTTCCATATAATGTTGGATTTGAACTTAGCATCATGTCTAAGTTGAGTGATGATGCACTACAGATATTAGAACAAATAATTCCTTACTTTCAACCATCATTCAATATCACAGTAAATTTAATTAGTTCAATTGGTGAGAAGAAAGATATTCCAATAGTTTTAGAAAGTATTAATTATAGTGATCAATACGAGGGTGGATTTGATTCTCGTAGAATATTAATTTATACATTATCATTCACTGCAAAAACTTACCTCTTTGGCCCTGTTGCAGATAATCCAGAGGGTCTTATCAAGAAAGTTGATGTTGATTACTATGCTAGTGAAAACTTTAAAACTGCAAAACGTAATATTCGATATAGCGCTACACCAACTGCGAAACAAAATTATGATGATGACACAGCGACAGTTGTTGATGGTGCAATCTCTGATAAGGTTACAACCTTCAAGGTGAGTGCAACCACTGACTTAAGTGCGAATGATCGAATTATTATTGATACTGAGATCATGCTTATTAGAAGTATTAGTGGTCAGAATGTAACTGTATTCCGTGGTCACGATAATACAATTGCTGCTAAACACGAGCATAACGCTAAGATTGGTGTTCTTAGTGCAGTTGATAATGCATCCATTGAGTTTGGTGATGACTTTGGATTTGATGAAATGACATCGTTCTTTGCAGATGGTAAAACATCTAGTCCATCTCAAGGTATAGACATCTAGGAGAGTTATGAAAAATTTTGATTCTATCGAGGAAGCACTTAACGTTGATACAGAGGTCGTTGAAGACGATAAGATTGAACCTCGGAAGAATCAACTTGAAAAAAGTGATAAGAATGATTCTGAAAAGGATTATGAATACAGTCGTGCAAATCTATATTCATTAGTTGAGAAGGGTCAAGAAGCAGTGAATGGTATATTGGAATTAGCTCAGGAATCAGATTCTGCAAGAGCATATGAAGTTGCTGCAACTACAATTAAAGCAGTTGCAGATACAACAGACAAACTTATTGACTTACAACAAAAAATGAAGGATCTTGAACAAGATCCAAACAAAGGCCCTCTTTC